ATCTGCGGCATTGTTTGCGTTAAGGTGGATATAAATGGACATTGACATAGATTTTGGAAGCCGTGAGGATATCTTGAAACTAATCAAGCATATACCTGCGTCTATACGCCGTGATGGTACGGTTATCAAGCATAACACTGGAGTCTATGTCAATCCCATCCCCAAAAATCCACTTACTGGATTGAGTAATATTGATTATAATGAAGCCGAAGAACTTGGCTATATGAAGTTAGACCTACTGAACGTTCATGTTTATAATTCAGTTCGCAATAACGAGCATCTTGACGAACTCTGTAACCGTGAACCTCAGTGGGACCAACTGCATAACAAAGAATTTGTTGATAAGTTAATGCATCTAAATGGACATTATGAACTAGTACAGAAACATTTTCCTGATACCATGGATAAATTAGCAATGGTATTAGCAATGATTCGTCCAAGTAAACGTTATCTCGTTGGTAAACGTTGGAAAGAAATTGCCGAAGAAATTTGGTTAAAACCAGATGATGGATATTATTTTAAAAAAGCACACGCATATTCTTATGCGCAGTTAGTAATGGTACATATGAATTTACTTAACCAAGGCGCTTGACTAACTGAACAACACGACGTTTTGTTCTGCGTTCTGCTAATTTGGCAATACTTACGATATGCCCATGTTGTTCTTTTATATCTTTGCAAGTTAATGTAACTGTGCTATAACGATATTTGTTCCAACTATCTTTTAAGAATATATTAATTGGTATAAGTCTGTTACTTTCCCACCACCATACATCTGCCATTTCTAAAAAACCACGTTTATCTTCTTCTGTTCGTAATTTATTGAAAGCATACATTGAAACAATATCTGTATCAAAATTTTGTATAATTCCTATGTAATCACTGTGTGTGTATTTTATATAAGTTAGGAAAGGATATTGTTCAAGCATTTGTTCAATTGAAATCATAATAAATAAGCAAGGAGTCCATTCTGTGCAGCAAATCGTCGGTTATTTATATCCACAAATTATTACAGTTGTTAAGAATGCTGACTACACACCGCATAGGGAAAACCAACTAGTGTACGCAAAACCATTACAACTATTCAAAGGTGTAGATAACAGATTTCAGTTCTTAATTAAAAATCAGGATCAGAAACCAGTTAGTCTGTTAGATAGTTCAGTTCTATTTAACTTGATTGATCCAACCACAAAAGAATTAGTTTTTAGTAGAGTATTACAACTAGTTTATACTGACCAAGGCAGTGCTACAACGTTAATTGAGGGCACACTTTTAGGAGATATTGATTCTGGTTTATATAATTATAGTATCGTAGTGACTAGTCCAGAAGGCGAAGACCAAATAGTGTTTGCCGATGATAACTACAATGCTCAAGGCCAAGCCAGATTAAATGATGGCGTATATCCTGCATTTGTTCCAAGTGCAAATGTTACAATCCAAAATTATACAAATGACGTAAGTACCAATAATCTCAATGTTGCTTTTACAAGTACAACATTAACTGCCGACCGTGTTAAAGGACGTGCGGTATATCAAACAGTCCAATATAATACAAATAGCTTTACTGGCAATATTGAATGTCAAGCAAGTCAAGATGTTATAAGTGTTAGTAATGCTAATAACTGGGTTACTATCAACACTGCAGTCCTATCAAACGCATCAGGCAATCAGTATTTTAATTTCCAAGGCAAATATAATGCAATCAAGTTTAAGATTACACAAACACTTGGTTCCGTGAACTACATCCTATTTCGTCCTTGACTTTTGTTATAAATCTGTTATATTAGTGATATGGAAATTACTGACCAAATCATGCAGCATCTGCCATGGAAACGCAAGTCCACACCTAGCGGTTGGATAAGTTTTAATGCGGTGTGTTGTCATCATAATGGTCATACTGCGGATACTCGTGGTCGTGGCGGCGTTATGCCGTCACCAGAAGGCGGTATCACTGCTCACTGCTTTAACTGTCATTACACTGCCGCTTGGCAACCTGGCAATCGTCTATCCTACAAGATGCGTCGTTGGATGTCTTGGCTTGGTATGGGTGATGATACAATCTCTCGCCTTAGTTTATTTGCGTTGGCACAATCTACACCAGATGCTCCTAGAGTAGAGGCACGAGAGTTGCCTACCTATGAACCACGAGACCCATGTCCTGGTCGTCCTATTACAAGTTGGTTAAATGATGGATATATCAATGAAAACGATTATAACAGTCTTGAAAGTGCTATTAATTATCTTGATAGCAGAGGTTTTAGTGATAAGTTATCTGATTTTTACTGGACAGACGACCCTTCACTAAGAAACCGTGTGTTAGTTCCATTTACTTGGAAAAACAAGCCAATGGGATACAGTGGGCGATTGTTTGAAGATGGCAAAAAGAAAATCAAATACTTTTCTAACTATCCAAGCAATATGATTTGGGGCTATGATCGGCAGCACAAGGATTCTAAGTTTTGCATTGTCGTTGAAGGATTGTTAGATGCAGTTGCAATCGGTGCACTTGCAATTTGTTCAAATGAAATCAATGATAGTCAGGCACAGGTTATTGAAACACTTGACCGTGATATCATTGTTGTGCCTGATCGTGATAAGGCTGGTAGGGCAATGGTGGATGCTGCGCTAAAATATGGGTGGGGTGTGGCATTTCCTGATTGGGAGACGGGTATTAAAGATACGGCAGATGCAGTTGCTAAGTATGGTCAGTTGTTTACTATGCGTAGCATTCTTGATAGTACGCAAACTAATAAGTTAAAAATACAATTGATGGTGAAAAAATGGATTTAGAAAAATTTAAAGTTTTTTTAAAACAAAAATTTATCATTATTAATTACCCTTCTGGTTGTTTTGGTGGATTTTTAGGAAGCGTATTGCAACTATCTGATGATGTAGTAGAACCAAATGCAGTTGAACACGTTTTTGACGAAACAGGTGCATCACACAAAAATACCATGCGTAGTTTTACAAAATTTCATAATTTAAACGATTTAAACGCATGGGTTAATTTAAATTATCAAGATAAATTAAAATACCTATATGATAATTGTTTAGTAAAAACAATAAAAGATAAAAGATATATTGTGTTGCTGATGTGTTGTCCAAATTATAATTTAGATTTAATAGATTTTTTTGATGAAGATAAAATTATAACTATAAAACCAAATACTAACCATTATGATATTTTAGAAAATTTAATCTTCTTTAAAGTAATAGGTACTGAAACAACTAATAGTTTTTTAGAAAAATTTTCAAAATTAAAAAATTATAAATCAATCATTATAGAAAAACATAAACAGGAAGTAAAAAGAATAATTGCAAAGCAAAGTGTTAAATTTTTCATTGATGATGTAAATTATAATCAAAAACACTTATATAATTTTGAGTTATTTTTTGATGAAATAACCTTTATTCAAATGTTGCAAGCTGTACAAAAACAATTATCTATAGCTATTGATTATAGCAAATCTATAAATTTATATAGAGAATTTAAAAAAGCAAACGAGAAATATATTGAACCTTATCTTGCCACCAAACTACATGTTTAACAAATATTTTGTGGACACGTGTTTAAATCGTTATTCTACATTTGGTATAAAGAGTCATAAACTTATTGCACACAAGCTGGCAAATGTGTTAAAGTAATAAAATGGCAAAAAATTACGACGCACAGGTTCAAAAACTATTCATTGAAATGATGTTAAGTGACCCGCAAAGCTATGTGCGTGTTCAAAACATTTTTAATCCAAATAACTTTGACCGTAGTTTACAGAGTGCATCAAAGTTTATTAAAGAACATTGTGAAAAACATACCATCATGCCTCTACTTGAACAAATTAATGCTGCAACTGGTAATAATTTTGCACATATACCTGGCATGACAGATGACCATACTGCTTGGTTTTTAGAAGAATTTGAAGGATTTACCAAACAGAAAGAACTTGAACGTGCTATTCTTAAAGCAGCAGACTTACTTGAAAAAGGTGACTTTGATCCTGTTGAAAAATTAATTAAAGATGCTGTTCAAATTAGTTTAACCAAAGACCTTGGCACAGACTATTTTCTTGATCCAATTGCTCGTCTTACAAAGATTAAAGATAATAACGGGCAAACTAGTACAGGTTGGAATGCACTTGACCAAAAGTTATATGGTGGATTTAATCGTGGTGAACTTAACATTTTTGCTGGCGGATCAGGTTCGGGCAAATCACTTTTCATGCAGAATATTGCATGTAATTGGGTATTGATGGGTCTTAATGGCGTTTATATCACACTTGAATTGAGTGAAGAACTAACTGCTATGCGCATTGATAGTATGCTTACAAATACTGCAAGCAAAGATATTTTTAAGAGCATTGAAGATATTGAAATTAAAGTTAGAATGGTTGGCAAAAAAAGTGGTAAGTTTCAAATCAAGTATTTGCCAGCACAAAGTACTATCAATGATGTTCGTTCATATTGCAAAGAACTTCAAGTTCGTACAGGCAGTAAACTTGACTTTATCATGATTGACTATCTTGACCTGTTGATGCCAGTGAGTGCAAAGGTAAGCCCAAGTGACCTGTTTGTAAAAGACAAGTATGTAAGTGAAGAAATTCGTAACTTTGCAAAGGAAATGGATATTCTACTTGTTACTGCATCGCAGTTAAATCGTGCAAGTGTTGAAGAAGTAGAGTTTGACCATTCGCATATTAGTGGTGGTATTTCAAAAATTAACACTGCTGATAATTTATTTGGTATTTTTACAAGTCGTAGTATGCGTGAACATGGCAAGTATCAATTGCAATTAATGAAAACTCGTAGCAGTAGTGGCGTTGGTCAAAAGATTGAACTTGAGTTTGATATCGATAGTTTGCGCATTCGTGATTTGCCAGATGATGGTGATACTCACCAGTTTAAGAAGCCTGTTAGCAGCATCTTTGATGGTGTAAAGAATAAAAGCACTGTAACACCAAGTGTGACAGAACCAGAAGAAAGCGGCAAAATTGTAGCAGATGTTAATAGCAGCAAGTTAAAACAAATGTTGGCTAATATTAAGAAAACCTAACACTTTTTACATACTGATGCTGTTTTATCTTTTTTATAATTAGTTCACGATCATCGTATACTAGTTCCCCAAGTTTTATATAACCAGGTCTTAATTGTTCTGTATATTTTGGATACCCAAGTTTTTTAAAAAATTCATAATTTTGCTTATAATATTCTAAACAATTTGCGGCATTAGCATTTGCTTCTTCTTCGGATGTGTCATGAAATTTAACAGCAAAGTCTGCACTATAATGGTCCCACGGTTTAAATGCTTCGTCTCCGATATATTCATCTTTGTCACGGACTAAATCTTCTATAGGTTTGCCTATTTCAACATAATTCAGATATAACCCACCAAATTCATGTTTGCATGTCATATACTCAAAATCTTCAATAGAAAATTTATCTGTTTTTGGCAAACCAAAATATGTTGTAACAAAATATTTTGGATTACCATATAATACTGTTTCTACTCTATGAACAGCAATATTTAAATCAGCCAGTGCTTTTCTGACAGTGATTGGTGCATTTACATAAAATTCACCCGTTTGTTGGTCTAATAAACCATGGTATTTTTCAAATATATGATGCAAATAATTTAAGGTATCTGTATCCCTTATATCAGTTAAAACTCTGTTTATGATTTTTTTATGAGAATTAATAGTGTTAATACATGCATTTATGCGTTCAAACGCAATTTTTACATCTTCGTGATATTCATTGAATCCATAAAATCTTTCTGGGTCGTCTATAGTATAACCTCTCGCAATCGCATCTATAACTTTTGCATGCCATTTTTTTACTATTGAACTATTAATTAAATTAAATTCTAAAATATATTCGTCATCTTTATTTCTAGAATCGCACAATGTTATTAAAAATTTAGTCACCATAGTTTTATTTAAATATCAGCATGATCTTGTTAGAAAAAATTAAACATTTGCATATGGAATTTAGTAGTATATGCAATGCTCGTTGTCCACTATGTCCTAGAAATTTATATGGATATCCATATAATCGTGGTTATGTTGAAACAAATTTAAATCTTGAATTAATTAAAAAATCATTCTCTCCGAATTTTATTCAACAATTAGATGATGGTATATTATTAAACGGAAATTTTGGTGATTTTACTGCTAACCTAGAATCACTACCAATATTGGAATATTTTAAATCATGTAAATCAGATTTAAGAATAGAAATAAGCACAAATGGCAGTGCTAGAAATGCTAAATTTTGGAAAGAACTTGGTAAATTATCAAACACAACTATTGATTTTTGTTTAGATGGTTTGGTGGACACGCATCATTTATACCGCCAAGATACCGATTTTAATAAAATATTGCAAAATGCACAATACTATATGAGCACTGGTGGTAAAGCAATATGGAAAATGATAGAATTTCATCATAACAAACACCAAATAGAAGATTGCCGAACAATGGCAAACAATCTTGGATTTATTGAATTTAGACTTGAAAATCATGGTCGTGATACTGGTCCAGTTTTTGATCGTGAAGGAAACCTAGTGCATATAATGGGTAATCATGATGGACACACAAATATAAAAGATATAATTGAATTTCAAAAAGACCCAAATAAAAAATATCGTTATCCATCATATAGTCCAAACAAAAGTTCAAGATGCATTACAAAGAATCAAAGTTCAATTTATATTGCCGCTGATGGCAAAGTTTATCCATGTTGTTATATGGGATTTAATCCATTAACTTACAAAGAAGGATATCATGGATTTTTGAATACCCAAATTGCACCACTCATAGGTAATAATGATTTGCATACAACAGATTTAGAAACAGCAATCAGTTGGTTTTATCGTGTTGAATCAAGTTGGACCAAAACAAATATTGAAGAAGGTCGTGTTTTACAATGCGATGTTGCTTGTGGTAATTAATAAAACAACCTGAAAACCTATAAATATTTGTGGAGTTCACTAAATTGCGTAAACAAACCCGTTCTATTCTTGATGAATTAAGTTCTCTTACCGTTGGTAAAAATTCAGGGTTGGTATTGGAAAGTCGTGCCAATCATATTATTAATAGTGCGATAAATTTGATTAATCAAATACGTGAAAACTATGATACACCAGAGGCAGAAGAACTTGAACGTCGTTTATTAAATAGTATACGCACACAAGAACCACAGAAATTTGTTCGTGGGTTGAGGAAGATTAATGAAAGCCGTTGAATTTGTCAATGAAGTAACTGACCCTCGTAATCCACCAAAGTATAATTCTCCAGAGTTTGAGAAGAGTAAACAGTCATTTATTAAATTTATTAATGCTGCTGTAGCAGATTATAATAAAGATTTAAGTAATTTAAAATCATTTAATATAAAAGATTACAATGATAAGATAAAAGATACAAATGTTATTTCTAACGAATTACAAAAGAAAATAACTGATGCGTTAGTTAGTAATAGTAATGGATTTATAGTTGATCGTGATGTAGAAAGATTTAAACAGGTTTGGCCAATGAAATTTCCAAGTGGCAAGACTACTGATTTTTCACCGACAACTGTGAATGTTCCAATGCAAAAACCAGCTCCTGCGCAAAAACCAGTTCCTATGACTAGACAAGGTGTTCCATTGCAGGATTTATCTGACAAACCTAGAGTTAAAGTAAAAGCCCAGGGTGTGCCAGTACAACAAAAAGCAGATACTGCAAAAAAAGAACCAATTGAACTTGGTGGTCATAAGATTAATCCTGATAATCCATTGTATGATAAGATTATGAAGGGCAGAACTCCAGAATCTATCAATGAAGCATTGTTACAATTTGATCAAAAAACTGGCCAAGTTAAAGTTAATCCAAGAGATGTTGAACGTTTAGCCAATATTGCAACACAGCGTTGGTATGCTAATCGCCAACTTAAAACACAAAATCCAAAACTTTGGGCGCAAATTGGCAATAATGATAAAGTTGGTAGCACACAGTCAACGGGAATTAGTCGCGTGAATAATCAAATACTTTCAAAGGCGTTTGATGCAAATCCGCAAAATCCAGAATTTTTACAATCATTGGTTAATATTCTTTATCAACCTGCTGAAATAGAAAAACTTAAAGAAAAATTGAAGTTAGCGGGCGCACCAAAACCAAAACAAAATAAAGTATAACTTTACCATTTTATCACATCAGCATAAATAATATCAGCGTAATAATAAACGCAATATTTGGAGAATTAAAATGGCAGATTTTTATCGCACAAATGGTAACACTGGTCCTGCTGGTAGTTTCATCAGCTTCATCGGTAAGCAACCAACACCTTTCGCTATCGTTGTTCAAAATAGCAGCTTGACTAAAGCTGACCTACGTGGTGAACTAGGTGTAAACTACGCAGTTCCTGGCATCCTACAAGCACTTGAAGCAAACGTAACTGTTCTTGGCTATCAAGTTGAAAACAACAACACTGGTAACCTAAGTGTTCTACTTGAAGGTGGTAACAACCTTACTGCTTCAAACATCGCTGCTATCATTCAGGCTGGTAGCCCATATGGTAACAACAGTGTTGACGCAAGTGGTACATCAGTTCAGGCACCTGGCTTCCGTATTACATACGCTGGTTCTTAATAGATTTTATAAATCTAATACCGAGATTAAGGGCGTTTTTAACGCCCTTTTTCTTTGCCTATAAGTATGTTTATGTATAGATGTTTTACCTTATTTGATATTACCAGCAACGGTATAACTGATTATAAAAAAAATCAACAGCGCAATTGGTACACTATTTTGCAAGCATTGACCATGATGTCTTTTGTTACAATTCATTCACAACCAAAACAAGTATATAGAAATACTGAAAATTTAGAAATGGGTGAAAATTATAATGGTTATCATGAAGTTTGGATATTTGATTTTGAATTAGATGGTGAACACACTATTGATAGTATATATGAGCATTTAGATTTTATACCTATGATAAGTGGACTTACAGAAACTGCAATTTTTGAGAAAAATTGTATAATTTGCAATGGACAAAACAAAAATATCAGCGTTTTATTAATATAACACAATAATAAATATTATTTGCTAATGCACGGAGTTAAAAATGGCTAAAAAACCATACGATATTGAACATCAAAGTTTGGAAGCGCATGTTGATATCTGTGCAGAGCGTTATGAACAAATGGATAATAAAATGAACACTATGGAATTAAGACTTG